GATGTTGAAACTGCTCGTATTGATGCAATTTTGTCTGGTGCCGATGCTGACAAAGACACATTCGTAGAGATCGTAACTTTGATCAACTCTATTGATACTGAAAACGACAATGCATTTGCTGCTCATGTTGTAAACTTCAACGCTGCTAAGTCTGCTCTTGAAGCTGCTGATGTAACTCTTCAATCTAACATTGATGCTGAAGAGTCTGCACGCATTGCTGCTGTTGCTGGTGTTCAAGCTGATGTAGATCAAAACGAAGCAGACGCTGATGCTGCATTCGTTGCTGCGTCTGATGACCGTGCTGCTGTTCGTTCTGAGTTTGCTGCTGCTGATGCTAATCTTCAAGGCTTCATCGATGCTATTGAAGCAGGTGATGTTAAGTTCGAGTTGAAAGCAATGGACGGAAACTACCAATTGCAAAAGCAATACACAGTATTGTCTTCTGATGTTGCTGATCGCAAAGCAGAATTGCAAAACGCTGAGTCTAGAATGCAAGAAATTCATGTTGCTTCTGGTTCTGAAGCTGTTGAAATCAAGTGTCCAGCTGGATTCTTGTTTGAAGATGGAAGTTCTGTAGTTCTAGTACATCCGGGTATGGGCGCGAAAGTTGTTCTATTCTCAGGTGTTGCTTACTTGTTCTAATCTTAGACAACAACATTCAGTATTTAATTATACTAATATTGGCCTCGGGGTTTTCCCCGAGGTCATTTTTTATGTTCCCCCAACAAGTAAAAGGGAAACCTATTCGAGGACTATTAGTTCCTTTTCTTTTAAATGACACTATTTAGAGAGAATTAAGAATTGTCAGGAGAATGTTGATGTCTAATATGCTAGAACAGGCTATCGTTGATGCCGCTGCTTTACGCGAAGCCGCACTTAAAAACGCGGAACAATCGATCATAGAGAAGTATGCGCCTCAAATAAAGGAAGCCGTCGAAGCAATGCTTGAGAACGAAACAACCCCCACAAACACTCGGATGTATCAAGGGCGTACCGTTAGCGTAGTCCACGAAGCAGACGAAGCAGGCAATGTTACTGTATCTGAGAATAATGGAAAACCATTTATTGTTAATGAATCAGAACTCTCAGAAGCAACAGCAGACGATGTGCTCCAAGAGCAAGAAGCAGAAGCCGCTGTAGATACTTCTTCAGCACCAGCAGACATTGAAGCACCTCCAGCATGGGATTCACGCTACGGAGAGACTCAATCTGTAACTCTCAGCGCAATGCTTGATAATGTTGACGAAGACGGAAACATCGAGATTGATCTTGATTCAATTGAATTGGCGCTTGCCGGACAAGAAACCGAAGCCCCACAAGAGCCCGAAATAGACCTTTCCTTGGATTCTGCTGAAGCAGAAGAGGAAACACCTGCCGAAGAGCCACAAGACGACTTAGACACGCTTCTTGGCGACGAGGATGAGGAACTTCAACTACAAGAGATGGTTGATATGATTAAGAATATCATCGAGGAAGAAATTGAGGTTGATATGGGCGCAGCCAAAACTGGTACATTCGAGACCAACCAAGCCACCCTTCAATATGAAGCCGATAAGGAAGCAGCGAAAGATGCGCACCACGGCGAAGAAGAAGAGGAAGAAGAGCAAGAAGACGCTCTAGGTAAGGTCAACGAATTACACGAAACGATTAATGCTCTTAAGGATCACAATGTGAAACTTGAAAGCGCCGTTCACAAAATGAACGATAAACTGGAAGAGACATTATTGTCTAACGCAATCTTGCTCTACCAAAACCGCACTTTGAATGATGCCTCCTTGAATGAGCGACAAAAATCTAAAATTGTCGAAGCCATCGGAAACGCGGAGTCTCCAAAAGAGGCTAAGAATTTACATGAGACACTCAAAGCCACAGTGGGATCAGAAATTAAAAAAGGTCCACAATCACTGAGCGAGTCGGTTAACCGAAAGTCGAATCTATCTTCTATGTTGAACCGGAGACAAAACTTAAACGAACGCAAGGATTCTGATGATTCTTTTATGAAGAAGATGCAGAAACTTGCAGGCATTAAATAACAATATATAAGGAGGTTAATCTAATGTCTATTATAAATAAATTAACCGAGGGTATCGTAAACCGTGATATGACCGCAGAAGGCGAAGCTCTTCTTAACAAATGGTCAAGCACAGGTTTGCTTGAAGGCCTCGACGGAGATGTAGCGCGTAACAATATGGCTCGTCTTTTAGAAAACCAAGCGAAGCAACTTTTGAAAGAGGCTTCTTCTATGGGTGGTACTGGTGGAGCCGTTGATGGTTTTGCTGCTGTTGCTTTCCCAATCGTTCGTCGTGTATTCGCCGGACTTATCGCTAACGATCTTGTTAGTGTTCAACCAATGAGCCTTCCATCTGGACTCATCTTCTTCCTTGACTTCAAGTATTCTCCAAGTCTTGGATCTGGTCTTGATCAAACAACTGCTGCTGGTGGTGACCGTTTTGGTAACTTGTATGACAAGTCTATCTACGGTACTGACCAAGTTGGTTCTCAAATCACTGGTGGTGTTGATCTTGTTGGTACAGTTGGTGAAAACCATTCTGGACCTCGTCAATTAGTTGGAGGCGCTCACGCTTCTGCAACTGGTTCTGCAACTGCAATCGCCAGCGGCAAAACTGGTTTCAAAGCACAGTTCACAATTGCTGGTGTTTCTGAAGAAAATGCTAAACTTATCCAATTCGATCCTGACTTATTGTCTAACGAATTGTTGGAAGTTTGTATTGTTGATGTTAACATTGATCAATTCAACACTCTTGATACTCCAAGTGGTGGATTAGCAGATTTCAACAACTTAGGTGCTTTCAATATTGAAAGAGCAGAACTCGAAGAATTGCTCGACAATACAAAAGTCGGAGACAATGTAAGAGTCATTCGTCGTTTGACTCAGCGTATTGCTGCTGATGCAGATCCTGCGTTATCTTCTACTGAATGTATTCGTTTCGTAATCGCTGACTTGGCTGCTGATATGACTGCTGGTCTAACATTCGCCGCTGTATTCGATGTTGAATGTCCTGTAACAGATACTATGGCTTCTAGTACTTCTTCTGGTGGAGCAATTACCTCTTACGCTCTTGCAATGGAAAACTTGGCTGAAATCCCAGAGATCGACATCCTTGTTGATTCAATCGCTATCACAGCAACAACCAAGAAGTTGAAAGCAAAATGGTCTCCAGAATTGGGTCAAGACTTGAACGCTTACCACAACTTGGATGCTGAAGTAGAATTGACTTCTATCCTTTCTGAGCAAGTTGCTCTTGAAATCGATCGTGAAATCTTGGCTGACCTTGTAAACGGCGCTACTGCTGGTAAACTCTACTGGTCTCGTTCTCCGGGACTTTTCGTAGATCGTGTTACCGGTCTTGAAATTGGCGAGTCTTCAAAGGCTCCTGACTTCACTGGTACTGTTTCTGAATGGTACGAGACTCTCATTGAAACTATCAACGATGTCTCTGCTCAAATCCACAGAAAGACTCTTCGTGGTGGTGCTAACTTCGTAGTTTGTTCTCCAGAAGTTGCTAACATTCTTGAATTCACTGCTGGATTCCGTGCTAATGTTACTGCTGATGCTGACAAAGGCGAAATCGGCGCTGTTAAGGTTGGTTCTTTGAGCCGTAAGTTCGATGTTGTTGTTGATCCTTACTTCCCTCGTAATGTCATTCTTGTTGGACGCAAAGGTGCTTCTTTCCTCGAAAGCGGTTATGTATATGCTCCGTATGTACCTCTGCAAGTTACTCCCACTATCTTCGGTGTGGAAGATTTCGTACCACGCAAGGGTGTTATGACTCGTTACGCTAAGAAAATGGTCCGTCCTGATATGTACGGTCTTGTTATCTGTCGTGGACTTAACGGTGAGGATGGTGGATAATCACTAGTTGATTACTATCACAAAAGATGCCCTCAATCTTCGGATTGGGGGTTTTCTTTTTGTCAACAGACTATTTTCCTAAAACTTAGGTATAACCTTGATTTTCGTAATATTTCCTACTATTTATATCGACTTGAAATTATTCTTCATGATTAAAATCGAGTTATTGCAATAACATATAAGGAGAAACAAATTATGGGAGCATTAGGCACAAGGAGATTTGAGAGGTTGATGGAAACAATGTTAACAAACGACAACCTAGGTGGACTTAATGGTAGTCCTTTTTCAATTAGAAATCCAGACAGAGTTTATTACGAAGAGTATTACACTCAATTACCACATGTGAACGCGGTATTATTTGGATCGGAAACAAAAGATTTTGGTAGTATTGCCGATGGCAATGAAGAGGCAGAAGAGGTTACTGTAACTGGCGCTGCTCTTGGAGATTTTGCTTTGGCGTCGCTTAGCATAGATGCAATTGATTTAGCAATTACCGCTGAAGTAACAGCGGCAAATACTGTTACCGTTGTCGTCTTAAACAATACTGGTGGTGCTTTGGATTTAGGAAGTGCAACTTTAAGCGTACAAGTAATTAAGGCTGGTAACTTAGGAAGCAACGCTCAAGTAAATCCAAACTTTCAAATTCTTGGAACCAACGCATCATCAGATGATGTAACTTTCGCTGCAACAACAGCCGGTATATTACTTCAGCCAGACGGAGCAGATGGAGACCAACTTGTTGTAGCGCCTCACTTAGATACGAACCAAACCGCTTGGACAAGTACAAAATGGGGAACTGAAAACCAATTACAATGGGAGTGCTGCATCAGAACAGACGCATCTGACATTGACGACACGACATTCTGGTCTGGTTTAAAATTAACTAGTACGCCAACTATGGCCACCGATGCTAATCAAGCATACTTCATTTATGGAGCAGAAGATGACGATGCTGGTGCTCTTACCACAAATGCTAATTTACACTTTGTGTATAGTGTTGCCGGCACAGATTTTATTACTGATTTAGGAATCACAGTCGCCGCCGCCACAAATTATAGATTAGGAATCCAAATTGATTCAAGCAGAAAAATATCATGTTTTGTGGACGGAGAACAATACAACCTCGTTCGTTCTGCTACAGCAGGAGGCGCTGCTGCACAGACCCAAAAAGGCGCCGATAAGAGTCTTGCTTTAACAAACGACATTGACTTTATTCCATATGTTGGTATCATGAACCAAGCCGCAACACAAAGAGACATGGTTTTGTATTATCAAAAAATGTCTAGAATTTTGTTTGAATAGATTTTTTCCTCCACGAAATAAGACATTCAACACTCCTAAGCCCATCTTGATTGATGGGCTTTTTCTTTTAGATACTATTTAGGAGACTTATGATAGGAGTTTACCATGGGTAGAAAAGCCAAAAGAATTCAACTTGCAAAAATTCAAGCAAGACTTGCTGCAAGTAAAGCAAAGTCCACAAACGCCACTCTCGAAAATGAGAACTCGGTTAAAATCGAGGAATTAAAAGCAGCCACTTTGGAAACGGTTAGCGAAGAACCAGTTAAGATTGAAGAGCCAGAAGTTACTGAAGAACCAATAGCAGAAATCAAAAAGGCGCCGGCGAAAAAGGCAACAGTTAAAAAATCCGCTCCAAAGAAAAATACAAGAGCTAAAACCACCTCCCGAACTACAAAAGCCAAAAAGAAATAAATGTGTGTGTAATGCTGAACCTCCGATAGTGATGTCGGAGGTTTTCCTTTTGTTCTACTAATTAAGGATAGCGGAGGATCTTTAATGTCGTATCCAGATTTAACACCATCATCATCCACCAGTGCTATCGTATTGCCAGCAACTGGAACAACTGGGGATGTTGCTGCATCACTAGCAATTGGCTATTATAAAACAACCAACACTTTTCTTACAGGCGCTGCAGCTCAAGTTGCCTTTACCTATAAGCGACTTGGTGGTGATATACTTGATATTGAAATCAAGGCGGAGAATGTCTATAATCACTACGAGGAGGCCGTGCTTGAGTATTCCTATATCGTGAACCTCCATCAAGCGAGAAATGCCTTAGGGAGTGCTTTAGGGTCCGCTACGGGGTCGTTTGATCACACGGGTGACCTCACCACCGGAACAGACACGGCTCTCAAGTATCCTAAGTTTCAATTTGATTATGCTTTCAGAACAGCAGACAAATTTTCAACTGAAGCAATGGTCGGAGGGACGGAGCCTATATATTCCGCCAGCCTTGATACAGTCACAGATCAGGCCGACTATGACCTACAGGCAATTGTTGAAGCAGCCGCAGCAGCAGATAACACGCTACCGTATGCTTCTATAGACGGAAAACGAATCAAAGTACGACAAGTATATTATGTGACTCCTCGACAAATGTGGAGATTCTATGGTTACTACGGTGGGCTCAATGTCGTTGGTGACTTCCACAACTACGGACAGTACGCCGATGACTCAACCTTCAATGTTATTCCTCCTTGGCAGAATAAGGCTCAAGCAATCGCATACGAAGACCACCTCTACACTAGAACATCTCATTTCTCTTATGAATTGATCGATAATAAATTGCGCCTACATCCTACACCTGATACAAATGCCTCACCAGAGAAATTCTGGTTTAGATTCTCAGTAGAGACAGCAGACACAGCCTTCGCAACAGGATCATACGACAGTGGAGTTGAAGGCGTTAACAATATGAACTCGCTTCCATTCGAAAACATCCCGTTTGATAAGATCAACTCGATGGGACAACAGTGGGTCCGAAAGTATTCCCTCGCTTTATCGAAAGAAACCCTCGGACAAGTGCGAGGCAAGTTTGGGAACTCAATCCCGATACCCGGAGACAACATTAGCCTTAATGCATCCGAACTGCTTACTCAAGCAGCAAACGAACAAGCAGCCCTCAAGGAGGAACTGAACAAGCAACTTGATGAGATGTTGTACTCCAAGTTGGCCGAGACTGATAAAGCAATGATTGATAATACGGACGCTATCGTTGCTAAGTCTCCATTGAAGATATATGTAGGGTAATTAGATGAGCGATAAGTGGACAAGACCAACCCAAGCACCTCCCCCATTATTTGTCGGAGACAAAGAAAAAGATTTAGTAAAACAAGTTAACGATGAGATAATTGAACGCGTTGTTGGACAGCAGATCCTCTACTTCTCTATCGATCTTGAAACAACCGACTTCCATCCTGTATACGGTGAGGCACTAGAAAAGAACTTCTATCACCCCGTTCGCGTATATGCTCTTGTTGAGTTCCAAGGCGTAGAATCAGAATTTATGGACAACTTTGTGATCGATAAGTCAACCAAGCTAAAAGTCTTCTTCCACAAGCGCCGTTTGACCGAGGACCAAAACCTGTTCGTTCGAGAAGGCGATTATATTAAGTACGGCGATATTTATTACGAGATCGTTAAGACCATTGAGCCGAAGCTTTTATACGGACAAGTAGACTCTCGCTTTGAGATCCAAGCCGAATGCATAAGAGCAAGAAAGGGAGTATTCGAAGGTGCCTAGTTTACAAGAAAGACCATTTAAGCCATCGACCATCGGTACAATCGATGAAGCAGTGTTCCGACACATTGACGAAAAATTTAACCTATTCCTCACGACTGCCGCTGGTAGAGAAAAGGTACCTGTTATCTGGCAAACCGCCGAGAGAACATTTCAAATAAAAAATAACCTTGAAAGCAGAGACTCTGCTGGAAAGCTAATTCTACCTCTTATATCTGTGACTAGAGATTCCATAGAGAAAGACCCAACATTCAAAGGCAAAGTTCAAGCACACATCTTTGAGCCGAACAACGAACAAGGTGGATCAATTTTGGTTGCTAGAAATATTAAGCAAATAGAAACAACAAAGCACCAAGCGGCGAAGAATCTAAGAGACGCTAGAGGCGATAAGTTTTTCCCTGTTGCTACCGGTAAGGTTCTATACGAAGAGGTGTATATCCCTGTTCCTGTTTATGTAAAGGTAATGTACACGATAAGCATGAGAACAGAATATCTGCAACAAATGAACGAGTTGATGTCTCCTTTCCTCGCAAGAACCGGGCAAATCTGGTCCTTCACCATCGTACACGAAGGGCACAGGTACGAAACCTTTATCGAGCAATCAATCGAGGATGGAAAAAACACCGCGAACCTAGGAGAGGATGAGCGCAAGTTCGAGACCAAGATTAAATTAAGAGTATTAGGCTATCTAACAACAGAGGGCGAGAACAGATCAAGGCCAGACTTCCCCGTGAGAGAGTCCGTCGTTCAATTATCACTGCGAGAAAGAGTGGTCACGGACATTAATGAGGCAATTAATCAGTTAAGTTCCGACACTGCTTCGCAAGCAATTCCTTTGCCTCCTCCGACCAATGAAGTCGTATCAACTATAGATATTGAATTATATGATTCAGACTTCGTTGAAGAGACTACAGTCACTGATGAAGACTAAGTAGCGGATTCTTTGCTTCTATTTGTGTTGACTGGTCAAGCAACGCTATAACAAAGACCATGAATTACTTACTTTTAATTCACTTGACTAATATCTGTTGAGACATTTGCATACTATTTAATAGGAATTACATAGTTTAGCAAGGAGATGAAATTAATGTCTAAGTTCGAATTTAAGTCACCCGGTGTACAAACCCGAGAAATAGACCAGTCGGTCATCGCTGAAGAGTCACCTGAAATGGGTCCAATCATTATTGGAAGAACAAAAAGAGGCCCCGCTTCTATACCTGTAAGTATCAACAGTCTTGATGACTTCAACGATGTTTTTGGAAAGCCTGTCCCCGGAATGAGCAGCGACGATGTGTGGAGAAACGGTATCAATGGACCAACATACGCTTCTTACGCAGCACAGTCTTGGCTCGCGTCTGAAACTACACCAATTAACATGGTTCGTCTCCTAGGAGAAGGGCACCCTCAAGCCTCTGCTGCTGCTGGAAAAGCAGGGTGGGATGTTGATGGTCAAGCATATGGTCTATGGATCATGAACTCTGCTGATAACGATGCTGTATTGACTAGCCTCACAACACACACTGGTACTTTGGCTGCTGTATTTTATACTAGCGAAGGTTCCGTCTCTCTTAGCGGATCTCGTGCTGGCGATAGTGGTCAAGATGTTGGCTCTATCTCACTTGATCAAGGAAACGGGTTGAATACCGGTGATCAATTTGTTATATCGGATGGTACCAATCCTGCAGTTACATTCACCGCCGTCGTAGGCGCAGGATCAGTCACCACTGCTACCGCAGTAGATTTTTCCCGTGCTGGAACCGAAGAAAACAACATTTCCGCACTAAGTGCCGGCATCGCGGCCCACGCATCGGCCTTTCCAGCTTCCGCGCTTAATTTAACAGCAACGATAAATTCTGCAGATGCTAAAGTTCTGGATCTACTTGGACCATCTGCTGGAGGCTCTTCTGTTGCATATACTGCGAGTGGTATATCTCGTGCAACGGTGTCTCAGTTTGCAAACGAGGGAGTTCAAACCGAAAGCGAACTCGGAGATGTTGTTCGACCAGTCGGAGACGATTACGAATATACAGTGGTAATTAGAGATGGCAACAAAAATGGCTCAAGCAGCACAACAATCTCTGAAACTATCACCTTCAACTTCAACAGAAACTCAGAGAAGTATATTAGAAATGTATTCAATACAAATCCAACTCTAACCAACAATACAATTACTCCAACAGATTCTCGTAAGACTTATTGGTTGGGTGAAACATTCGAAAGAAACCTCAAAAAAATTGTTTCAGGTTCTACTTCTGCGTTGAACATTGGTACTATGCTACAGTTAGCTTCTGGTAGCGCTCCTGTTAACTGGCACGATCATAAAGAGAACTTCAAATATGCAAGAACAGGATACTTCATCTCTCAAGACTTCAGCGCGGCGACAACAGGAACTGCTCATGCTAATTACTCACATACCGCAGCGACAACTGAAAAACTGTTCCGTTGTGTTGCACTAGGTGGAGGTCAAGCCGACAACACCAATTTCATGATCGCAATTAAAGATCTTAAGCTACCAACAGATTCAACCGTTAATCCATATGGATCTTTCACCTTAAATGTTGTTAGTCTATCCGGAAACATTCTGGAGTCATTCACCGAGTTGAACTTCAACCCAACATCAGACAATTTCATCCTACGAAGAATTGGAGATCAATTCTTGGAGTGGAATGAAGACCTTCGTAAGTACGAGGTTAACGCAGAGACTCAATACCTTAACAATTCTTCTTACATTAGAATCGAAATGTTTGGTGGACAAGAGTCGCTTCCAAGTAGACAAAACGCATTACCGTTTGGTTTCTTGGGACCAGTACGACCAGCAGGCTTTGATCTTTTGGCCGCTACAACTGTTCCGGCTTCCCGCATTTGGACACAAGCACTCTATCAAAACGGTCATGGTAGCAGCACAACAATCAATCACGATCAACCGGATTTTTTCAAAGCGACCCTAGAGTTTCCAGAGATCAGCCTAAGAATATCTGGTTCTGACGGACTGAACTCCAAGCCTGCTCAAGCATACTTTGGATTTCAACCTACAATCACAGCAAACTCTAGAACAATTGATTCAGATACCATTGATTATGCTCGTCGTCTCCCAGTAGATTCTTACGATGTAGATGGTACTGGGGTTCTTGCTACCGGTGGTGCGTTTGAATATTCTTGCGTATTCTCTTTGGACGACATTGTGCTTAACGCTGCGGGTACTTCTCAGTGGTATTACTTCAAAGGCACTCGTGTGGCTGGTACTTCATACAGTGCTACATCCGGTTCAGCAGCACTACTAGACGCTGGGGTGAACAGATTCTATGCACCAATGATTGGTGGGTTTGATGGATTTGATATCACTCAACAAGAGCCACTTGGAAACCACCTTCTTGATAGCACCTCAACAGATTTGACTAGTTATGTAAGATACACTCTTCACAAGGCACTTGCCGCAGTTGAGGATCCAGAAGTAGTACCAGCAAACCTTCTCTTGGTCCCCGGACAACAAGAGGCAGTTATCACTGATCAAGTTGTGGCTACCGCTACAGATCGTCAAGATCTACTTGCAATTATCGATCTTAAAGAAGATTACCAACCTGCAACAGAGGCCACTGCTTCTGCTCGAGGAAGTGTAACATCTGCTCTCTCTACCTTCAATAACAGAACCAACATTAACTCAAGTTATGGTTGCGCCTTCTACCCAGCGGTACAGGTCGCAGACACCGACAACGGACAATTTGTATGGGTTCCTTCATCAGTTGCTGCTCTTGGAGCCTTCGCTCAATCACAAAAGGCTGCTGAACTTTGGTTTGCTCCTGCTGGATTCAACCGAGGTGGACTTGGAGCACTTGGTGGTCCTCGAGGTCCTGTTGTGATCCAAGCAAGACAACGACTAGATTCTTCTCAACGAGATGATCTATACGATGTTAACATTAACCCAATTGCTTCTTTCCCTAATGAAGGCGTTGTTATCTTTGGACAAAAGACATTGCAACGAACTAAGTCTGCTTTGGACAGAATCAATGTCCGTCGATTGATGATCTTCTTGAAGAAAGAAATCTCAGATCTTGCAAAGTTGTTCTTGTTCGAACAAAACAACGACTCAACTCGAGGTGCCCTCAGACTTCAAATCAACGGTGTTCTTACCGCTGTCCAGTCACGATTTGGTTTATCAGAGTTCCAAGTAATCCTAGATTCTCGAAACAATTCTGCTGACGATATCGACAACAACAGATTGAATGTATCAATCTTCGTTAAGCCAACTCGCGCTATCGAATTTATCGCGATTGACTTTATTATCACCCGCTCTGGTGTTGAATTTGCAGAGTAAACTAATTAAATTATATAGGAGAATATAGAGATGGCTTTTTGGAGCGACACATACAATAATTCAAGTAAAGACCCAAAACGAGGTTTTAAATTTAAGATCCTTTTTTCAGGGATGGTCGGTGGCGAACCTTTGGTTTGGTGGGCCAAGAAAGTATCTAAACCGAGTTTTGATGTTACAGAATCAAAGCACTCTTTTTCTGATAAAGAGTATTACTTTCCGGGAAGACTTCAATGGCAAACAGTAAGTATGACTCTTATCGACCCAGTTTCCCCCATTGATGTTGTTGGGCAAACAAACAAATTGATAACAGACGCTGGTTATAAAATCAATGATCCAAACCAACCTTTAGAGACCATGTCCAAAGGAAGATCTGTTGCCTCTTTGGGTGATGTACAAATCATCCAATTGGATAGTGCAGGCGTAGCAGTCGAAACTTGGACACTCAATAACCCGTTTATCAAAAATGTAAAGTACGGAGAATTGTCTTACGAATCTGATGATCTTGTTGAGATTGAATTGGAACTTCGTTACGATTGGGCATCTTGTGATACCACTACTGGTGGCGCTTCTATTGGTGCTGGTACAAACTTCACCCGTTAAATAATTTGATATCGAGGCTTTAAATGTCCTTTTGGAATCAAAAAAACATTGAACCAAAACAAAAATTTAGATTTGTAGTAAAGATTGGCGAAGAAATTCTCTATAATGTTAAGAGCGTTACTAAGCCAACCTTCACTACAGAGGCTAGATCATATACTTTGTTAAACCACAAGTTCAAGTATCCGGGTATTGTAACTTGGGAACCAATAAGTATAACATTTGTCGATGGAGTAGTCGATGCCCCAACACAATTAGCCCCCGGCGCTGAATTCGAAAGCGTCTTGAACGAAATGATACAAGGGACTGCTTATAGAGCACCAAACAATACCAGTGGACCTATACTCTCGGCACCCACCAAAGCCAGTACCATTACAAATTCATTTTTCAATGTGTTAAAAGCTGGCAACAATAACTTAGCAATTGGTCAAGTCGTTATAGAACAACAGCATGCCGATGGTAGATTTAGAGATTCTTGGACTATTCACGGTCCCATAATCACATCTATATCATTCGGCGACTTAGCATATGAATCAGATGATTTAGTGGAATATAAAATGGATATAGAATATGACTTTGCAACATACAACAGCATATAAACAAGAGGTAACTAATGAGCGTTAGAAATAACCAAGACAGAACAGGGGCACGACCATCATCAGATGTTACTGCCGCAGTGGAAGAGGAAACACAGTCTCTTCCAAACCCAATGAACTTTGTAATACCAACCGAACTGGTTGAGTTACCATCAAGGGGACAAGGGTATCCACCGGATCACCCGCTATTTAACCAAGAAATGGTTGAGATCCGTCACATGACGGCAAAAGACGAAGACATCTTAACATCTAGATCTCTCCTTAAGAAAGGGGTAGCTCTTGATCGATTGATAGATAATATCTTAGTAAACAAGAAAGTTAGATCAATGCATCTTCTTTCCGGTGATAGATCGGCTATTGTTATCGAGGCAAGAAAATATGCCTATGGTAACGAGTATAAGACCAAAATAACTTGTCCAAATTGTGGAACACAGAAAAGATACAAGTACGACTTGAACGATAAGTATATTCACTACGGAGAAGTACCCGAGAGCGTTACTCCAAATGAAAGAGGGAACTTTGTCGTCACACTACCGGTAAGCAAATTTCAAATCGAGATTAAGCGCATGACCGGTAAAGATGAACAAGAGATGCTCGAGACTGTGCGCAGGCAAAATAAAGGCAACAATGGTATTGATACGAGCCTGTCTCAGCAACTCAAGACCATTATCGTATCTGTAAATGGCAACGATAGTAGAACAACCTGTAATTACTTTGCAGAGAATATGCTTTCTGCTGATACAAGAATCCTCAGAGATGCTTACAAAAAGATTAACCCAGATGTTAAACTTCAATTCGACTTTGAATGTCGCGCTTGCGGTCACGAGCAAGAATTGGAGGTAGCGCTTGATGCCGACTTTTTTTGGCCTAACCAGTGAATATGTTGAACAAATGTATGAACAGTTCTTTGTACTGAAACATCATGGTGGATGGTCACTATATGAACTGTACAACCTTCCGGTTGGATTAAGAAATTGGTTCTTTGAGCGGATGATTCAAGAGTTTGAGAAAGAAAGAAAAGCCGTCGAAAAGGCAAGCAGACGCAGGTGATCTCCTGCGTTTTTGTTTTCGGCACTAATTAATCTTGAATAGAGGATTTTTGTATGGCTGATGGAAATGAAGGCGAAGGAAAAACAGGCACTGGGCAATCAGCAGAAGACATTGCCGCAACAACATTAGAGTTTAGTAAATACTTAGAGTTACAGAAAGAAGAACTTAGAATTAAAAAAGAACGAGCGGAACTATCTGGTAATTATGTTAGTTCACTCCAGAAAGAGTTTGAAATCCAATCTAAAATAATACTTGAACTTGGTAACCGATTAGGTAAAATGAAAGAGATTGCTGGTGATGACGCCGAAGCTCTCGCAAAGCAACTCGGAGATATAACAAAAAACGCAAAAATGTCCAAGGGAGAATTCCAAGATCTTGAAGAGGCTATTATAAGATTGGAGATTGGAGCCGGATTAACCGAAGAAGAGTTAGGTAATTTATCAAAGGTACTGCTCAAGACTTCTGAACAAGTTAAGCAAACTGGGGCATCGATATCGGGAATGGAAAGCGCCATAAGTAGTCTTGTTGGTGGACTATCATTGGGGCTCACTTCCTCAACAGGTTTCGCTAGCAGTTTGATGAAACTAAGAGCAGAAATAAAAACCGCAAGGGAAGGTTCGGAAAATTTTAGCATAGCGGCAGTTGGTCTAGCAATGGGGCAACAGTCCTTGATAGGATTCGCCAATAAACTTGGTAGTGAACTGTTTGCTCTTGCACAAGACGCGACCGCAGCCTCCGCTGAATTTGCAAGACTGTCTGGTGCGTCCGAGAACCTAGGTGGTAAATTTGCCGGAGTAAACGACGGTCTTTTTAAATTTGGAATCTCCGCTACCGACACAGCAAAAGCCGCAGGTCAACTAAGCAACAATACTGCTCTATTATCTGATACTTTAAGTTCCACAGACGAAGCCGCAATCAGAGGCGCTTCGCAACTTGTTAAACTTGGTGTTGGTATAGATCAGATAACCAGCAGCGTTAATACTTTGACGCGGGGCTTTGGTCTGTCCCTAAACGAGTCTATGAATTTCTTAGAAACTCTAGCAACAGAGTCTAGGCTATCCGGTCAATCTGTCGAGGGTCTAATGAAGAACTTCCAAGAGGCCGAAGAACGATTACTAGTTACATCAAGAAACTCCGATCAGTTAAAGAGCAAATTCGAAGGGCTGAACAAGGTCAGCAGGAGCCTAGGTACCAGTATGTCTACTCTTGTTGGGGTCGCAAGACAGTTTGATACATTCAAAGGCGCAGCGGACGCAGCAGGTGTCCTTAATGCCCAGTTCCAACTTGGGCTTGGAATGACCGAAATGATGAGAGCGAGTGACGAACAGAAAATCGCAATGTTGAGACAGGCTTTCCAACAGAGAGGCTTGAACATTAAGCAATTGAGTATGCATGAAAAAATGCTAATAAAAGATACACTCGGCATTCAGAGCAACGCAGAGATGTTAAGGCTTTTAGGTGGTGAACAAGGAAACACTGCTGAGACGAATGCAACCTTAAATAAATTATTAGAAGCGCAGCAAGATGTCTTTGATAGACTTAAGAACTCTCTTAGGGAACTTGTCTCTAACTTGTCTCCGCTTGTCGAAGTCACACTCTTTCTTGTTGACCTATTCGGCGGGTTCTTGGGTACCGGAATCGGTGCCGTTGTTATTGGGTTTAGTGTCCTCGGATTTGCAGTTGTTAAGGCTATAAAATTGTTTGGATCCCTTAAAACATCTCTTTCGGGAGTTTTCGATATCTTTACCGATGACGCTCCCGAAGCAATTGAAGAGACTGGTGAAGCTATGGCCAGCACAGGAGAGAAGTTCGCAGATGTTGTAAACAAATTAGATCCCAAAAAACTATTAGCCGTCGCAGGGGCCGCTCTTGGATTTGGTGCTGCGATCGCGGTTGCTGCCCTTGGACTAGCACAACTAGCAACAGCAATGGGCGGAATGGGAGATAATGTTGGAAGTTTCCTTGGGACGCTGGGCTTATTGGTTGTGGGTCTCCTTGCCTTTACATTAGTAATTATCAACACAGCACTACCTGCGGCTACAGCGCTGGGAGGTCTGGCTGGTGCTGTTTTTGCCTTTGGACTCGCCATTGCCTTAGTCGGGGTTGGAGCGAGTCTGGTGTTCAATAGCATTGGGAACGCCGCAAAAGAAATGTCGAATCTTGCCGATGGCTCATTCGCTGCTCTTGTCGAGGGTCTTATGATGATCTCAATGATGGGATCACCGTTGAGTGAAATGGTTGAAGACTTAGAGAATCTAAACACTATTACCGATAATATGGATGGGTTAGTAATATCTCAGGCGAGCGGTGGAGATAGGACC